CGCATCGGCAGTACCCCAAGTATTCGCCGACCTGACAAGCGCAACAGCCGCAACAATCAACCAACTTCGGCAATCATTTCAAATCCAAAAACTACTTGAAAGGGACGCACGCGGTGGAACAAGGTATACAGAAATCCTCAAATCTCATTGGGGAGTTACTAGCCCTGACGCACGACTGCAACGACCGGAATACCTCGGAGGTGGATCGACTCTTGTTAATATCAATCCAATCGCACAGACTGGGCCAACTGGAACTACAGGAGCTAGCACACCACTTGGAAACCTTGCGGCAATGGGAACAATACTCAAACAAAGTGACGGATTTAATCAAGCATTTACAGAGCACGGAACCATAATCGGGCTAGCAAATGTAAGAGCAGACCTGACATACCAACAAGGACTGCGAAGGATGTGGAGCCGGTCAACAAGATACGACTACTACATGCCAGTCTTCGCCATGCTAGGCGAACAATCAATCCTGAACAAGGAAATCTACGTTAGAGGAGACGCAAACGACAACAACGTGTTCGGATACCAAGAAAGATGGGCTGAATACAGGTATCGCCCCAGTATGATAACAGGACTATTCCGAGGAACAACAACGCCCACACTCGACTACTGGCACTACGCGCAAAAATTCACAGCATTACCAACACTGAACGACGCATTCATCACAGACGGAAGCCAAGAAGTAGTCAGCAGAAGTACAGCAGTAGGCGCAGCAGCAGACGGACAACAATTCCTAATGGATGCGTTCTTCAATCTGAAAGCCGCACGACTGTTACCAATGTACTCAGTACCAGGTCTAATCGACCACTTCTGACATGGGACTATTCAGCGGAATCGGCAGCTTCTTCGGACCTGTAGGGAGCATCCTAGGAGGAATAGGAGACGAACTACTGGGAAGAGATGACGCGGAAAAAACCAACCAGACTGCATACGCACAACAAAGAGAACTGCGAAAAACAGCGTATCAGGATACTACAAAAGACCTGCAAGCAGCAGGACTCAATCCAATGCTAGCATACAGCAACGGAGCAACGAGCGCAGCAGCTGGACCACCAGTATTAAACAAAGGAATATCAAGCGCACAACAAAACTCAGCACAGGCAAGCATAGCTAATCTCAACGCCGACACTGAAAACAAAAAAATGACATCTGCACTAATTGAAGCACAAATCGCCAAGACCAAAGCAGAAACACCACAAGTCGAACAAAATACAGCCGAATCAGCACAAAGAACGCTAAACTTGCAACAAGACCTGAAAAACCTTGAGGAAAATCTAGAAGTGCTTAAATCCCAAAAAGGATTAAATATAGCAAACACGGAATTGGCCCAACAACTAAAAACCGTGCAAACTGTACAAAAAGCACTAATGGAATCCCAAATAAGCAAACAAGATGCAGAAGCAGCCCTAACAAGAGTGCTAATCAACTTGCGAAACTTAGACATACCCGGAGCAAAAAACTCAGCAGACTTCGAGAACCGCATGGGAGAAACACTAAGAGCAGGTGGAGCAGCGGGAACAGCTGCAAAAGCGATAGGTGGAATAATGGAACTAATCAAAAGGATGCAAAAATGATCGACCAAAACACAGGCGAAGTAATTACGCCATTTATCAGAACACCGTACAACTACGATACGGACAACGTTTCACAGGCAACCGGCATGGACTGCGGGCCGGAAACAAAAACACAGCAACAATTCAGAGACGAAGTAGATATCAATACTATCGTGGAACGATTCGGACAAAGCGGAGAATTACCGCCAACAATGCAATTCCCGGAAGCACAGGAATTTGCAGAAACATTCGACTTCCAAACATCAATGAATGTAATACGAAAAGCAGAGGAATCATTCGCAGAGCTGCCCGCAAAAGCAAGGGCAAGATTCCAAAACAATCCTCAACAATTCATGGAATTCATACACAATGAGGAAAATATAGACGAGGCCGTGAAACTCGGCCTCGTAACAAAGAGAAAACCGCCGGAGGAACCAACAAAAGCGAACCCACCTGAACCGGTTAAAGAAAAAAAAGAAAAAGAGTGACAAACAGGTGTCACTCGGACCAGTTACATCAAGTAAAACACTGGTCCACAGCCCACGAAACCCGCCTCCGGCGGGTTTTTTCGTGGGGGGGCACCCTTCGGGTGCTGGCTGGCCATAGGCCACGCCAACGGCAAGCCGTCGCAAAAAGGTGCCTGTCAGGCAAGACCGCCTGACAGCACCAACCGGAGCACACTCCGGATAACGCACAAAGGCGAACAGAAGACGGGAACCGTCTATCAAGGAAACAATCACAAGGATTGACACTAAAGAATAAATAAACAATAGGAAAAATATATAAGGAAAAAGCTTGACTAAAGAATAAATAAGTATATTATCAAGCACGGGAATAACCCCGGTAAACGAGCTAGACAGCTCAAGAAAGGAAAATATGGCAGCACAAGCTGAAGACAAAAACACCAAAGACATCTTTGGCGATGAAGAAAAAATGCTTCTATCCGAAGCATTGAAAACCCACGCGGAAAAGGTGGGACGAAAAGCAAGCGCAGACGCGCCCAAACAGATCAAGGAACTCTGGACGGCAGAGCTCATCAAGATCGAACAACTCGCACGAAAGGTACTCGCAAAATGAAACGATCAACAGTAAACAAGCGCAGCAGCGCAAAGGCGTTCAATCACAACGCCAAAACAACCAAAGCAGCCAACATCAACAGCGCGCCCATGAGAGGCGGCATAAGGCTGTAAAAAATGCCCTGCTATCACCCAATCACTGGGTACAGGGCAGAAAATGGAAGCGTCGTATTCTACGAACACAGAAGACATGGAACAACGCAAGAGATCACCGTCAAATGCGGACAATGCATCGGCTGTAAACTTGAAAACAGCAGGATATGGGCGATGCGTGCAGTACATGAAACTCATCTCTATAAACGAAACTGCTTCATTACACTTACATACAACGACGAAAATCTGCCAGATAGAGGCAGACTAGAATATGCACACTGGCAATTGTTCATGAAACGCCTAAGGAAAAAATATGGCGACAACATCAGATTTTACATGTGCGGAGAATACGGAACTCTAAACGACAGACCGCACTTCCACGCAATACTGTTCAATCACGACTTCGACGATAAAACATACTTCAAAACAACAGACTCAAAGGAAAAAATCTACACATCAAAAGAACTTGAAAAACTCTGGCAATACGGACACAGCAGCGTAGGAGAAGCAACCTTCGAGAGCGCTGCATACATTGCACGATATTGCGTGCAAAAAAGAACAGGTGAAGAAGCGGAAGAACACTATAAAAGGTATGACTTCCTAGGAGAATATTCACTAGTACCGGAGTTCAACGAAATGAGCCGGAAACCGGGAATAGGAGCCGACTGGCTAAGATTCCACAAAAAAGACATATACACATTCGACAAAGTAATCATCAACGGAAAAGAAACAAATGTCCCTAAGTTCTATGATCGAATCATGGCGAAAGAAGACCCGGAAAAAATGCGAGACTTCAAAGAAGCCAGAGAATGGCGAGGATACGAAAACCGGGCCGATAATACTCCGGAACGACTCGCAGTAAAAGAAATCGTCACAATCGCAAAAACCAAACTACTTGAAAGAGGAAAAATATGAAATTACTAGTATCACTATACGACCGGGCAACAGAAGCATACGCACCGGTAATGACCGTCAACACACGAAACGAAGCTATCAGAAGCTTCAGACAAGCAGTCAACGACCCGCAAACACCAATCCACAACAATCCAACAGATTATGAACTGTATGTAGTCGGACAATTCAACGACCAAAACGGCGAAATATACAACAGCGGAGGCCCGGACGATGACATCGGAAATCCAGAACTAATAGCACGCGCAGAAGACTTTAAGGAGTAAACAACATGATGCACAGAAACGCAAGCGTAGACCCGCACAACTTCGCAATGGTGCCGAGGGCAGATATACCCAGATCAAAATTCACAATCCAAAGCGCACTGAAAACAACCTTCGACGCAGCATGGCTAGTACCCATCTACGTCGATGAAGTCCTACCGGGAGACGCATTCAACTTACGAATGACAGCATTCTGTCGACTGGCAACACCAACGACGCCAGTGATGGACAACCTACACATGGATACATTCTGGTTCTTCGTGCCAAACCGCCTAGTATGGAACAACTGGCAAAAATTCCAAGGCGAACAAACAAATCCGGGCGACAGCATCAGCTACGTGACGCCACAACAAGTAAGCCCGGCAAGCGGCTACTTGAAAAACAGTCTGCAAGACTACATGGGACTGCCAACAGTAGGACAGGTATTAGGAGGCGCGACGGTATCACACAGCGCCCTGCCACTGAGGGCATATAACCTGATCTATAACGAATGGTTCAGGGACGAAAACCTGCAAAACAGCGTAACCGTGGACAAAGGCGACGGACCAGACATAGTAGCCAATTACGTACTCAAGAAACGAGGAAAACGACACGACTACTTCACAAGCGCGCTACCGTGGCCACAAAAAGGCGCCAGTGTAAGCCTACCTCTAGGAACAACCGCGCCAATCATCGGACTTGGGCGCAACGCAACGTCAGTCGTCGCCCCGCTAGCGGGGTCAACAGTCAAAGAAACATCGGGGGCAAGCGTAGCCTACCCATTCGCCATCGGCGTCAACGCAGCATCACCGAACGACGTCATCATGCGGATGAGCTCAGGCGTAGGCGCATCGGCAGTACCCCAAGTATTCGCCGACCTGACAAGCGCAACAGCCGCAACAATCAACCAACTCCGGCAATCATTCCAAATCCAAAAACTACTTGAAAGGGACGCACGCGGTGGAACA